CTTCATCATATTATACATAACTTCTGCGCCTTTGTCCACATCTCCATCACCAGCATTTCTCACAGCGTCTGCTGTAAATACAAACTCATTCTTTGATAATCTTGCAGGCACATCATCAGCCTTCTCCATACGACCAATAGGTACAAAACCACCCTCTTCTCTAAGATCCATTTCTTTACCGTCCATATCTAATAATGGCATAGTCTTTTTAGCAACTGGCTCTACATCTCCACCTTCTGCAAACATTCCACTTGAAGACAATAATTTTAATATTTCAGCTATACCCTCTGAACCATATAAAAGTCCTTCAAGTTGGTTTCCGCCTTTTGTGTCTCTACCAAAAGGTTTAAAAAACTTAAGAATCTTAGATCCTGTTCCACCTTTCAAACCTATACGACCACCTTGTGCGTTTAAATCTCTTGCTGTTTTACCACCAGTTTGTAAATTTTTAACAATTTGTTCTAATTGTAAAATACCTTCCTCTGTGATTTTTGGTTTATATTTCATTATTTCTTTTCCGCCAGCAGCGCTTTCTGCTATGCTTGACAAAATTTCCGCTGAACTTTCAGCTGCTTCTTTATTAGAACCTTTACTTATCATCTCTTCTATTATTTCTTTTTTAAATTTTTCAGTAGATTTATTTGCTTTGTTTATATTTTTTGCTGATCCAAGAAGGTCTTCAATCATTTTTGCTCTTTCACCTTTTACTTTACTAGCATAATCTTTAACTACATCACTTGCCATAATACCATCTTTAGTAGATCCTTTCATAAATAAAGTATTAGGATCTTCAAGGTATTTTGTAAATTGTTTGGGGTTAACTATTTTTAACATTTCAGAACCAGTTTTACCTGTCTTACTACCTTCAGAAAAAAATTTTAACATTTGTCTTACTAAAGCTAATCCTTGTGGAAATTTACTACCCATATAAAAACCTGTTCGACCGCCTTCTGCGTAACCTTCTTTCATAGCTTCTTTAACAGCCTCACCCATGTCAAAACCCTCATCCATTAATTCTCTTACACGTTTAACAAATTTTGCATTCTCTGCCTCTTCATCAGCAACTCCATTACCATCTTTTAAACCTATACGACCACCGTCTGCTGCAAAAGCTGTTGCTATACCAGATCCAGATCCTATTTGCGATGCAAATGTGTAAGGGTTTCTTCTTATATATCCTGGATCTATACTAGGTCCTCTATATAACATATCGTCATCTTCATCTTCCTCTTGTGCAAAAAGACTTGATGCAAGAGAAGTTAAACCTATTGCCTTCATAGGGCTTAGATTAGCTAATGTAAAATCAGTTGCCCCTTTTTTTAATAATCCTTTTTCTAACAAACCTCTAAATCCACCTGCTCCACCACCACCAAAATACATAGCACCACCTAATAATGCTGCTTTACCTAAAGGTGATTTAGTAATTTTTTTTAATGCTCTACTTGCTTTTTTAACTAACTTACCTAAGAAATACATTTGTCTTCCTGATTCAAGGTCCATGATCCCACCTTCAGTAGGCGCATCCATTGGACTACCACCACGGCTCAAGAATCTAAATGCCATACCGCCTGTTGGAGTGTTATCGCCACCACCACCATCACCAGGATCTTGATTAGGATCACCTGGCGTTGTGCCTTGAGGAAATAAAATAGGGTCATCTTGACTGTAATCTCTTTCATAACTAAATGTTCCATCAGGATTTTTAATTTTTTTTAAATTACCTACATCACCAGAATATAATAAACCTGGTGCACCTTTAAATTTAGCTGCATACTCTGCAAAATTTAATGTGTCATCGGTTGGTTGAAATTTTCTTAATTCTTCAAACTCATCAAAAGTAAATTTGGTATTGGCTGTATCTAATAAATCTTGATCTTCATCTAATTCAAGTGCTTCTAGTTTTGCACGTAATGCAGGGGATAATAAAGCTCTTTGAGAAACAGGTAGCGATCTTAAATAATCTAATTCATTTGTAGGATTGTTAGGAAAAACACTGTAAAGAGTTTTTCTTGTTCCTTTTGTATAGTTATCAAAAAATTTTTCTATTGGATTTTTTTTCTTAAATTTACCCTGTGCTATAGCTGCATCAAGAGACTGTTGTACTTCTTTAGGTGTTCTTGCTACTTCGGGTGTTCCGTCTGGTTTTTCAAATCTACCTGTATTAGGATTATATCCTGGTGCTACATCATCATCTCTTGAAGTTGTAGTTCCTCGTGGACTTTGACCAGGTTTAGATGGGGCAGAAAAACCAGAAGTTTTCGTTCTACCTTGAACCTCTTGAGCTTTAGCACTTCTATAACCTGGACGTTTACCAGTTGTAGATGGTGATACTAACATACCTCCATCTTCTAACATCTGTCTTACCTGTTGTGCTCTAGTTATTGCCATTATTCTTCTGATCCTGCTCCTAGTGCTGGCATGTCTGCCACTTTAATTTTTACCGATCTTGTAACATCCTCGTATACAGTGTCTGTATTAGGGTTTGCGATATCATCTTCTGCTTCTTTATCAGATGCATACTCATGATTTGTTTTTTTATTTCTTAATACTACTTCAGTTTCACACTCAACAACTGGTACTTTTTTACCGTTAATTATCTCGTATCTAACTGATGGTGGTTCTGTAAATGCCATATTAATCCCTTGTTATTTGTAACACAGAAAATACAATATGTAACCTATTTCCTGATGCTGCTGTTGCTTTTATAACCTCTCCCTCTGTAATAACAAGAGGATGTGTTAGCAGTTCTACTGTTCCATTCGCTGAAACAGCCTTTGTTTTAAACAAACTAAACACGTTTGAAGAAGTATCTGTTAATGTTAAAGTTATACTATCTGCATTACCTGAGTCCTCAGACACTAGTATAGACTTAATTATACTAGTAGTTGCAGTTGTAGATGTACCAGCTGCTGGACTTGTATAAACAACAGTTTCAGATGTGTTTGTTAAATCTACTTTTGAATTTGTATATATATTAGCCACTTATAAACCAAGAGAATCTCTCTTGCTCCTGTTTAATCTCATCTAAGAATGTTGAATTTAATTGTTCTTTCATCAAACTTAATGCACGATTTATTTGTTTTTGATTAGAAAAATCATATTGTTCTTTTGGTTCTGGTATTCTAATTGCTATCTTTGCCATTATCTTCTTCCGTCGTTTTGTATATCCAATCTCAAAGTTCCAAATCTCCAAGACTCACTAGCTGCATCGTTTTCTATTTTAAGACTAACAGACCTACCTCTAGCTCTTGTATCTTTTTTATCTGTAGTAGCTGTTATTGTAAAAGGACTCAACGCTGTTTGACTAGATGTTTGTTGTGGGTATCTTTTTACATTTAATGTAACTTTAGCATTACCAGCTAAAGTTTTAAAATCTGGTACAAATCTTCTCATAGCTAAAAATAACTCTCCTGATATTTTAGGACCGGATGCTCTGCCTTGTGCATTTCTTTGTCGTTGTTCTAGGTCTATATCAAATGATTGTATAAAAGATGTTACAGTTGTTGTAGTACCATTTGGATTAACTTGATCTGTTCCTACTTCGTGTTCAAAATATGTTGTTTGTCCTAAACTATCTTGTCCAACAATTACAGGAAATGTGCCATCAGAGTTAACATCATACTTTGTAGCAAAAGGATTAGGGTAAACATTAGAATCAATCCAACTTGTTCTTGCTTCTGTTCCTGTGTACCAAACACCACCAGATACACCAGCTGATTCACCATAATTAAATACAACATACTTATCATTATAATCAGATCCAGATGCTGGATAGTACCAAGTAATTTCTGTGTATAAATTATTTAATCCTGCTGCAACCTGTTGACCTTTTGTTGTATCAAAATTATCATATACAAAATCTTCAACACTACATGGTATAGATTTAACTGTACCATCATACAAAAAGAAACCTTTTGAACTTAACCAAAATGCAGCTCCGTCTATTTCAACAACAGCGTTTTGACCTATGAGTCCACAGTTAGTACCAACTTGATCTAGTCTAAATGTAAAAGGTGCTCCTATAAACGTCATGGTATACAAAGCATTGTCTGTCCAAACTAGAATAACTTCTTTTGCTTTTATAGCTCCAATAATTTTTGTACCATCTTGTAGTCTTAAAGTTCCTGCAGTATTGATAGCTGAAGGAGTGTAAGTATTTATATCTTCTTGGTCCGAGAACCTTATAAACATATCATCTTGTGTAGTTGTATCACCAATAGTTGTTTCTGTTCCAAAGTGTAATAAGTGTCTTGTAGTAGGAGATATTAGAGATAATCGTGATGCAGTCGGATTTGATGCAGTAGAAAATCCCGATGTAGTTGTTGATGCTCTTGTAGTTAGTGCTGATCCTGCTCCAGCGTTCCATGTAAAAGTTTTACCATTTAGTATTGTTGCAACTAATACTTGTCCAAAATTATCTAATGACCATAAACCTGGTTCTAGTGTTACATCAGTTGCAGCTGCTGCTTCACCCCAATTACCATCACCCCATGTTCCAATACCCCAACCATAACCGTATGATTGTGCTCTTGGTCCTACAGGCTCGTAAGGTTTAATACTTAAACTACCACCTGTTGATACTGTACCAGTTGCATTAGATGATTGTGTTATTGTAAATGTGCTGGATGTTGGAACTGTTATTACTTGAAAATTTTTGTCTTCAAAATCAGATGCACTATAACCTGTACCACTTGGTAATGTTACACTATCTAGTTGTACTATGTCTCCAACATTTAAACCATGTGTAGATTTTGTGATTGTGCAAGTAGCTGATGCATTTGTAGTTGCTATAGTTGCAGATGTTAGAGTAGTTTTAAGAGGTGTAATGTCATATAACTGACCTTCAAAATACAATAATAAAAATTTATCTGTACCTATTGCTACATATCTATTACCAGCAATATCAACAAAAGCATGTTGTGCTCTTGCTACACCTACAATTGTATCTGTTACAAGAGAAGACCAACCACCAACTTTTTCTGGTAGTCCATATCTAAATCTTACATTATCAGAATCAACCCAACGGTTTTCTGCTCCTGACTCTGTATTTTGTTTGTCTATTCCTGGTTTAAAATTATACTCTACTAGAGCCATGATCCGTGCTCCTATATCTTATCTTTATAAGCCCAGCCTCTTGTTGCATTCACAAATACTAAAGTAAAAGCAGATGCACTTGTGTTTACTACTAGATTGGAAGCAGCACCTAGAATATTGGAACTGTTTCTGGCTATAGTTAAATTATTTGATGCAAAGTTATTACCACTATCTATAAAATGAACCTCTGAACCTACAGCTGGTGATGCCGGTAAAGTTATTGTAATTGCAGAACCAATACCACTTCCAGATGTATCTATTAATAATTGATCTCCATCTACAGCAGTATATGCGGTTGTTGGTGTGTAATACCCTTTTTGTCTTATACCTAAATTAACGTTTGTGCCATCTGAATATAACAAACATTTAGATCCCACCGGTAATGCAATACCTGTGCCAGATACTGTTTTAACTGTCAATGTGTAATTACTTGATGATCTAGCAGTTGCGTCCTCGACAACAAACACTCTT